CGACACCGCAAGATCCATTCACTTGGAGTTTGTAACCAGCCACAACTGAAGAAGCTGTACCTACGAGGACATTCCCACTCGCATCAACAAACAACCGCCCAGTCCCATTAGTTGCTACCGCTACTTGATCTGCGCCGGGGCTGTAGATGCCAGTATTTGGGTCACTGAGAAAGCTAAATGCTGGCGTCGTCGCTGAACCTAAACCGCCAGACACCTGACCAGAAGAATTGATTACCAATCGCTGAACACCAGCAGTGGTAAAACCGATCTGATTGCCTGCAGGATTATAAATTCCAGTATCTAAATCACTGTCAAATGTAATACTAGGTACTAGAGCTGTGCCGCTTGGGAAGTTGGCTCCAATATTGATATAATCTGCTCCAGCCAAGATGACACCGAAGAAATCGACGCCACCTGCTGGGGCCGAGGCAAAAACAATATTTCCACCACTCAGAAGGAACCCTTCAGCTCCGGAATCATCGGGGCGCTGAACAACACCGTTGACAGAAATTAAACATTGCTGCGAATTTACAGGAGCCGGAATAGGTGCAACACCATCTACGGTTAACGGGAAACTGGTTGTAACACCGTTAAAACTACCGGAAATATCATCAATATTCCGATAAGTTGGGAATGCAACCTGAAGGTCGTTACCTAAATAAGCCACAGTGATGTACTTCTACTACCAGTTATTCTACTGGAGTTGTATTAGGACCCGCAATTGGTGGCTTCTGTGGCCACACAATTTTGGTTAAATTATTCGGACCGTAAGTTTGTGGTAAATCACGGAGAACCTGCCGATACGCAGACCACGCACGCTGATCTACCGTAACGCCTGGGATCATGGTCCAGTCGCTCTCTTTTAAAAGTTTATCTCGTTTTACACGAACCTCTTCCCAGTTAGGCTGCTCTGGTTCTTCAGGTTCTTTTTTAAATACCTCAGCTTGCAAGGCCTCTACCTGCTCCTTCAAAGCAGAAATCTGCGTCAAGAGCGTGACAATATCGTTATTCTTCGTGAGGCCCATAATTAAGGCGTTTGTTCAAGGTAGCTAACTGTCAAATCTAAAGCAGTTGCTGTGTCCGAGCGAGCTTGCAACTTATCGCTCGAAGCTAAGATGACTTTATTACCACTAATTAGCTCCAAGGTAGAACCCGCTGGAACCGGTGCATTGCGAATCAAATAAACATCGTCTCCGGTGCTTCGGTCGAGGTACACATCAACATTGGCACTGGTCGAGGTCTTATTTGAGGCCATAACACTTAACACAATCAGTGTCGCGGTGCCGCCAGCCGTAACAACGGTCGCAGTTGGATCGGTAATTACTGCCGTAACCAAGCTCGACTTAGTGTCGTTTTTAAAAGTATTTGCCATATCAGCCTAGAGCAACGATAAGGGAGAGGTTGGCAGAAGAGTCAAAGTTACCAGTAACTGTTAGATCGCCATTGACGACCATGTTATTGGCAAAGGTTGCATTACCTGATGAGTCTATTGTAACCCTGGCAACGCCACCAGTCACGATTGCGATCTGATCGGGGCCAGTAGAAATTAGACCTGTGTTCGGATCTGTGGCAAATTTTAGGGCGCAGCTAGACAAACTACCAGGCGATAATCCCATATTAACGCCATCTTGGCGTAACAAGGGGAATCCGCCAGCAGTGGTACCGTCGTGTACAACACAGACGTTTTTACTGATATCAACGGTAACTTCACCACTGACTCCAGTAAAGACAGCTGTCTCTCCAGAGGTACCGCGTCTGAATTGTACTTGTGTTGCCATGGTTCTATCCTAAAGCAATTGCAATCGCTGTAGCAAAATCGCGTGTTGCCGCGATACCACTTTCATCTGGAATTGTAAATGTCCTGTCGCCAGTAGGATCCTCGACTGTCAAGAGAGTCTCATTTGCATCCGCAGTTGTTCCTTCGAATGTAATACCACTTGTATCTAAGGTAATTCCATTGGCACTGCCGGATGCCGTAACGTAAATTGCGTCAGACGTCAGCGATAAAAGGCCAGCAATAGTTGTAGCAGTGCTACCGAGTGCAACAGATGTAGAACCCAATGTAAAACTAGAGTTCTGCAGTTGACTATTTGGAATAGCGCTGGTGCCGAACTCTCCAGTCGTACTGTTATAAGTTAGGCCTGAGGCAACCGCAACACTGAAGTGTGCTCGAACTTCGCTCGCTGACGGTCCAACGTAAGTAATTACACCGGTTGAATTATCGTAACTCAGTGAACCGTCGCCACCGCTATCCGTAACAGAGATGGCGCCGCGAATATTGGCATCTGTTACAACGCTGTATGTAAATGTTCCCGTAGAACTGTTATAGCTCAGGCTCCCGTAACCAGTGCCGGATGTAGCTGCGCTGAGAGTGGATAGAAGGGCAATCGTACCGGAGGCATCCGGGAGCGTGATTAAGCGACTTCCCGTGGCATCTGCCGGCTGCAGGGTGATCTCATTGGCATCGGCTGTAGCACCCTCAAAAATGATGCCAGTGGAATCAAGTTGAATACTGTTCGCTGTTCCCGCTGCGCCTACATTTAACGTCGTGCTCGCTACTAAAGTCGTCGACGTTAGGCTTGTAAGTCCTGCAATTGTAGTGGCAGTATCACCGAGAGAAATTGATGTACTGCCTACAGTGACCGCACTATTAGCTAGCTGCGCATTAGGGATGGAGCTAGTACCAAACTCACCAGTAGTTGAGTTGTAAGTAAGACCTGAACCGGTCGCTACACTGAGATGTGCACGTACCTCACCTGCAGAGGGACCTGTGTAAGTAATGACCCCGGTCGAGTTGTCGTAAGACAGTGCGCCATCCCCACCACTGTCCGTAACAGAAAGAGCTAAACGAGCCCTAACATCTGTGTAATATAAATTTAAGCCTTCCGTTAGGTCACTGGTTGAGTTGCCGGCAAAATCCAGTCCGTCAGTAGGTGTATTCACTTCCTGGAAAAGACCGTTAACAAGGGCTATCGCTTTACGTGTAGTCATATCAACTCAGTAAAATGGGTGGCTCCAGTTGGATGGCAATTTCACTTCCAGAAACTGCCTCGCCTACTCGGACAACATATTGACCTGTTGCGCTCGGGGGCGTCGTGGTAATAGCTCCAGCACCGCCAGCGGACAAGAAGTAATGATCCCCCGCATCTAAACCGGACATCGCTTCAACGCCTGTAACGAGGACCCTAACGGTCTCGCCAGCAAGCTTTGTTGTGTCCGCAAAACCAACGACGTAAGCTTCGTCTAATGTTCCACTTGCAATCGCCCGTCCAACCAGGCCATCACTGTTACGGAGGTAAAGCACATCTCCTTGTGTAACGTTCTCAAAAGTTACCGCATCAAATCCAACCCGATACGGAATGACTGTAGGGAAACTCTCTTTAAGATCGATTAGAGCATCAACCAAACCACGATAGTTTGGTGCATAAGGCGATCTAGACATCGTAAAACCATTGCCCTGCATTAAATCAACAAGAACAGCCAGGGCACCTTCTATATTAGGGTCGTATCCTAAGGCCACGAACTTGCCAATATCCTTGGACTTATTCTAAGTCGTTGAATACCTTAGAATAGGAAAAAGTCAAATTTTACAGTGACGCCAGAATTGATTGTGGCAGTCTTATCTGGCAGCGCTGGCGCATTTGCTGGTCTGTCGAAAGCACTGTCCAACTTTAATAAAAAAATTGAATCACGCTTCAGCGAGTTAGAACGTGAAATCGATAATCTGCAAGAACGTGTAATCCAAAACTACGTATTAAAAGAGGACTTTTTACGTGAAGTTCAGGCTGTCCATGTCAAACTGGACAGGATCCTAGACCACATCCTCAATCACAGTCGCTAATTAGACTGCAATCCAGCTAGCAGTACCAGCGTCGTACATGAAGAGGCCTGGCACAAGTTTATCGTAGTGTAACTGACCATCTGTCGGATTGATTGGCTTACCGTTGCTATTAGAAGCTACAGCGTTAGGTACTTGCCAGGTACTGCCGTCGTAAAGCTTGAAAATCCTGGTACTCGATGTGTCCAACCAGGATTCACCTTTACTGAAGGAAGCAAAGCCAGCGGCAGGCGTGTTTGGAGGAGTTGACCCTATGAATGTCGGACCGACCTTGATCAGATTCGTCGCTGGAAAAGCCGTGTTATCGGCAAAATAAAGCCCTGGATCTGTCGAATCAAAGTTAACAGCTAACTCTGCAGTACCCA